GACTATTATAAATCAATAAAATATTTTACTGTTAATAACATTGAATATAGTATTAATCATGAATTTTTAAAAAATGAATTGGATTGGTTATATTTACATATTGATAAAATATTTCATTATAAACAATACAATATATATATTAATGATGAAATATATAATAATTTAGCAAAAATGAAATATCAACAATTAATTATATATCTTAAACAAATAATTAGTTTATATGCAAAATTAGAAAAATCAGATTCTAATAAAATTATTGAAAACTTGGAAGATATTCAATTCTTAAATGATCCTATAAAAGCATTTTATAATAAAATATTAATTGAACATGAAACCCAATTTGTGGAAAAGTTTGAATCGATAATCAATTCATTCTTTTTTAATACAAATCCAGATTCTAATACAAATCCAGATTCTAATACAAATCCAGATTCTAATATAAATCCAGATTCTAATACAAATCCAGATTCTAATACAAATCCAGATTCTAATACAAATCCAGATTCTAATATAAATCCAGATTCTAATACAAATCAATGGTCAGAATATTATAATATTATGTTGTATGCATTTAATACAGTTATAATATATTTAGATGAACTTGAATTTGATTTACGTGATTAAATTTTCAATGATCTAAACATTATTCAATAAATTATTATAATTTATAAAGTTACTAACAAATGGTTGTTTTGATGGCTCACTAAGTACAGCATTTACTTTAACAGACGATTGATCCGGATTTGCATATATATTTTTATTTTCAGGACTTAAATTACAAAATATACCAGCTTCAAATGCATTTATTTTTTTAGCATTTAATGTATCATAATCATAATTAAATGATAATGTTAAATTATATATACTTTTTTCAATAATTGAATCTAGTTGAAACGGAATATTTACCATTCCAACATATTGTATTGCATAAAATACTTGTGGATTAGTCAGATTTGGATTAATTGTTACAGATGATAAATCGAAAGGAATATTTTGATTAGATTGTAAATTCGTATTATTATAATCTATATTTAAAGAAATATTTGTAATTGATATAGTTATATTATTTACAGTTGATCTTGGATCATATGTTTTTGTATCTTTATTATAATTATTTCCTATAAAAATACCTCTACACCATATTGCAATTGGCGAACCAATATTATATGTAGTTAAATAATCATATGATTTATTAATTAAAATACTTCCTAATGTTTGTTCGCGTGTTTTAATATATGAATTATCAATTATTACAGCTTTATTTTGTATTAATGCTATTTCATTTTCTGTATAAATTTTATATATAGATGTATCTCCATTAAATGATTCAACATAATTACGATTTATATTTATATAATTATATAAAGGCACCGTAGGATCATATGTCAAATAAATTGGAGGTCCTGGAACATCACATGCAGTAGTTAATGTTGGAATTAACTCATCAGATTCGCAATTTAAATTATTTGAATTATTATCAATTGCATATGTAGATATATTTTTCAATTTACCCAAACTCATTTGTGACCATTTTTGTGCTTTTGTTAAATTATTTGATTTGGAATTTTGATTTTGATATTTTAAAATTTCGACTTTTCGTCGCATATCTAATTGGTTTTTTGTATTTGCAGGATATGGTGAAATTAATTTTAGTCTTGTTGGTGCTAATGCATATGCATTCCATCTTCTGCGTTGTTTTAATAAATCAGTGCATGGATTAGTCATTGAGATATATAATATTATATCATATTATATAGTTTATTTGTTCTGTATTAATTATTCATATACCATTGATTTGCAAGAACAGCTGGTGTAGTGTTTGCATTTTGTAATGCTAAACTACTGGTTGATGTATTTGGTCCTGTTGCTACAAGTGTTGCAATCTGATATGCTTGTAAAGCATAATTAAAATATCTTAAATTTGAAATATTACCACTAAATCCGCCATTTTGACCAATATTTACATCATAATAATTTTGTTTTGGAACAGCAGTTAATAATTTTCGACTATAAACTGTTCCATTAATATATGCATCCAATACTTTATTTTCCATACGCAATGCTAAATGAAACCATTTATTCATTGGAACACCTAATATATCCATAGTTTGTTGTGTTGAATCGACTTTATCCATTATAATATGTAAAACATTTTCATTCTTATCTGCTGCGGATACTGGTTTCAAATATAGACCGGGCCCATTTATTACAAAAATACCATTACTATCTGTATTATTTGCATCACCTTTATTAAAAATATGTTGATGATTAGAACTTGTATTTGACTTGGTAATTAATAGCCATGTTGACCATGTAAATTCAATACCGGTATTTTGATTGTTAGAACGAGTAACTGTTATTGAATTTACGTTTTTAGGATCTTGAGAAATAATAATACCATTATTACCATTAATCATACCATTTACTAAATATGGATTGAGTGATGGTTGCATAAAATATCCCATTAATGTTATTCCTAAATTAACCATAAACATAAATACAATTAAAACCAAAATAATAAATACAAATTTTGCAATAATTGAATTTGATGTTAGAAACTCTTGACTTGCTCCTATAACCGATTTTGATGAAAATTCATTTAATGTATTATTAATGGATTCTTGAACATTTGTAATTGAATTTGATACGTTATTTATTGTTTCTGATGCGGCAGCTTGAACTGCTTGAGTATCTGGTAATTTCATTTCTGAAAATTGTGCCATAATTGGTTTTTCTGCATTCATAATAACTGTTATATATTATTAGAATATATAACATTCATTATTATATAAATTTATAGCAATTTAAAGGAATTTTGTTTAACACCATTTGCAGTTAAATCAACATTAACACCATAAGATGAAAATGATGTTCCTAACATTTTTTGACCATTACCTGCCATATAATTGCTCCATACATCTTGTGGATTTAATGAATTTGTATAATATTGAAATTTAGCGACACTTGCATCCCACGTTGGCGTTCCTGCATCTGTTCCAAGAGATACCGAATTACTATCATCACCCGGTTGTGTCGGAACACTTGTAAGTTGCACAGATTTTACCAATTTTCCTTGTAAATATAAATCAATATATTGATTTTGGACACTTACAACTACATAAACCCATGTTTGTAATGGAAAATTTGTAGTTAATGCAATTGGACCAACTTTGTTATTACATGATGTATCTGGTTGGTCTATATAACAATATAATGTTGGTGTAGTATTATCTAAATATAATGAAATTTGAGATGCTGTTGGTTTCGATACTGTTAAATATTGAGGTAATTTACTATTACAATTTGTTCCACTTAAAGCATTAAATGGTGATGTATTTAATGATGGTCTACTGAATATTACTTTATAGATATTATTATTCCATGAATTCACAGATACCCAAATACCATATGCATAGTTTCTTGATGTTGAATTTGCTAACATGGGTATAGCTGGAAGTGATGTATTTAAACTAGCCAGTGAAGACAATGATACAGATGTTGTTGTAAAATATTTATATAAAATATAAAGTAAAATTATAACAACTACTCCTAAAACTATAATTGTATAATTCATTATATAATTTAAATATATATTTATAATTATTGTTGATTAATTATGATTGATTAATTATGGTTGATTAATTATTGTTGATTAATTATGGTTGATTAATTATTGTTGATTAATTGGTGGGTTTTTTATCATATATAAATTATAACTATTTGCAATTTGATATGACGTTAATGGAGTATTACTATATGTAATATTACAAATAGCACCATCTAATCCATTTGGTGCACCAATTGTAATTGCATCTGTAATATCATATTGAGGCATATTGTCTGTTAATGAAAAACTTCTTTCTAAATTACCATTCACAAAAATATCTACAATATTATTTTTATAATTAAATACAAATTGATTCCATTTTTGACTAACAATTGTCATATTATATGATATATTCGGTGCAACATAAATATGATATTGGTCTTTTGTTTTGGATTCATCATTTAATGAATTTGTATCATAAGAATAAGTAATTCGCGGTTTTGCCCAATTTTGTTTATTTCTATCTGTATAAGAATAATTAAATATTTCGGTTTCTTGAGCATAAGACATATTTGACTTATTTTGAGGATTAATAAATATCCACATTGATATGCAATAATTTTTTAGAAATTGGTTTTTTAGTAATAAATTGGTTTTATCAAATGATGGAGGATATAATTTATCCGCAGTTATAAGTGTAATTGTTCCTTGGTCTAAAAATACCGGCGTATTTTGTAAAAGAATTGGTTTTGGTATAAATATCTTTGTTATTAATTTTGGTATATAAATATACAATAATATCAAAATAATTTCAATTACAAATAAAACAAAAACTACATTAGGTGTCAATTTGTATTGTTGTAATAAATAATTAATAAAATCACTAATCATACATGGAATGTAAAATATAAACCCAACAAGTATTCCCGGCAACCCTTCCAATTTATTTAAATTATTCATAGTAATATTGTAAATTATCGAAAGTGCAATCATAATGCCTAAAAAAATAATTACATTTAAAACATAATTAATGATGGGGTAATATGCGGCACTCATATTAAAATATAAATAAAATACAAATGAAAATAACATAATTAATCCAATAATTATACCAATTATATAAATATTTGAACTATCATTACTAATGTCTGCATTTGTTTGCATAAAAAACCAAACGCAAATTGCAATGGGTATTAATATTGTAAATGTATATATATATGTTTTGGAATTTAATGCTTCATTATTATCCAGAACATAAAATAACATTACACCAATAAATATTATCATAAATCCTACAACTGTAAATTTATTAAAATCTTGGTTTTTTATAATTTGAATTATGTTATCCATTTAATAATGATATATATATATTTCTATTATAGAATAATTACAAGTAAATTATAAATTTTCAATAGTTGTTTTTTTCCCATGACATTCTCTACATAGTGCTACTAAATTATCTATATGATTACTTCCACCATATTCCAGACGAATTTTATGATCTACCTCAAACCATGCAGTTAATTGATTTTTACAATCATCACATTTCCAGTTTTGACGAGCTGCTACAAATTTTTTTTTAGTTTCACTAACGGATCGTTTTGTTGATTTTTTACCAGATTGTGCAATACGGTCAACCGAACGATGTTCTTGATGATTATATTGTGTTCTACCTCCATTTATTATACTATTATTACTATATCCATTACTCATTCCATAGTCTTGTTTTGACGTAAAATCTAAGATAGGTGATAACATAGATGTAGTATTTTTATCAATTGGTAAATATTTTATATAGTCATTTGATGTAGCCAATATTTTTTGCGCATTTAATGGGTTTTTTTTTAAAACATAATATAAAAAAAGTGCGCCTAGTGCAATACCCGCCATCTGATAATATTTCTTATATGTAAATGCTTGTTTTAGTATTTTACCATCTGTGTATATATTTGCAATTATTGCAGCAGTTATTAAAAATAGAACAATTTCAATACGCATATATTATATATTTAACATATAAAATATGACTGTATTATATGTTTTATCCAAGATTTTGTTAATTATTTTTCATAAACATATATATTAAAAATAAACATATTAAAATAAATACTAAATGAACAATATATGATTTTATACGTAAAGATTCTGTTAAAACAATCGGTTTTGGCTTATACTCATTTAAATATTGATCTATACTTTCATAAATTGTAAATTCTTTTTTACTCAATAATTCATTATATTTATTATGTATAAAATTCATCCAACGAATAAAAGAGTCGCGTTTTTCTAAATATGGTGTAACTGGATATTTATCTAATATTACACTAAATTTATTACCCATTTCGGGTTCAGGAATAAATATTGGCATATTTTGAATTAAATCGTAATATTTTCGTTTTGTTACAGCATTTGGATGTTCTGGATAAGAATGTGCAATTGTATGTAAAAAAAACCAATAATGTGGACCCCAAATTGCAGCATTTTCCCAAAATTGGTCTGTCATTCGATGTGTTTGAATTAAATTTGCTGATAGATTTGTATCAAGATTTTTATCAATATTCATTATATTCAAAGTATATAAAAATACTGGAATATAATAGTGGAGATAAATCGTATTTTTCAAAATGAGTGATGTATATTGCAATAATTGTGGAAAACAAGGTCATATTTTTAATAATTGTAAAATACCGATAACAAGTATTGGTATTGTATGTTTTCGAAAAATAAATGAAAACATTGAATATTTAATGATACGTAGAAAAGATACGCTTGGATATATTGATTTTTTGAGAGGAAAATATTCAATTTATAATAAGATATATATTTTGAATATGCTTAAACAAATGACAGTTTCAGAAAAAGCATTATTAAAAATCGGTGATTTTAATAAACTATGGCTAAATATTTGGGGTAATTGTAAAAATTTATCATCGCAATATAAATCTGAAGAAAATACGTCACGTGACAAATTCAATGCACTTGTTGCGGGAGTATTAGTAAAAAATGATTTTTATAATTTAGAAGGACTTGTAAATGAAAGTTGTATATATAATGAATCGAGTCAATATGTAGAATGGACTGAACCCGAATGGGGATTTCCAAAAGGTCGCCGTAATTACCAAGAAAAAGATTATGAATGTGCTTTACGGGAATTTTCAGAAGAAACTGGATTTGAATCATCTAAACTAAAAAATATACAAAATATTATTCCATTTGAAGAAATATTTATGGGATCAAATTTTAAATCATATAAACACAAGTATTATCTGATGACTATGAATTTATTAGATAGTTGTGAAAATGTGAATTTTGAAAAATCGGAAGTAAGTAAAATGGAATGGAAATCTTATGAACAGTGTATGTCATTAATACGTCCATATAATGTTGAAAAAAAACAAGTTATTACTAAAATTAATAATGCTTTATTAAAATATAAATTAGTAAGCTAATATAGTTTGTGGGTCTATATATTATTTAGAAATATATAGACATAATATAAATGAATGATACAACTATTAATAAAACAAATAAAGTGATTAATAAAAACACTGAGAATAAAAGATGTCCAAAAGGCACTCGTAAAAATAAAAAAACAGGATTATGTGAGAAAAATCAAACTGAAAAATCTGTTATACAATCTCCTAATCCAGTTATGCAATCTCCAGAACAAGTTGTGCAATCTCCAGGTCATCTTATACAACAACAAGAATTACAACAACAACAAGAATTACAACAACAACAAGAATTACAACAAAAAGAACAACATCAAGAATTACAACAACAACAAGAATTACAACAAAAAGAACAACATCAAGAATTACAACAACCCGAATTAACAAATACTCCATCTATAATGCAAACTATATCATCAATGATGGGGTTTACTAAACCAGATAATACCACTTTACCTAAAAATAATGAATTGGAAAAAACTATGGAAAAAACTATGGAAAAAACTATGGAAAATCCTAAGGAAAATCCTAAGGAAAATCCTAAAACAAATTTATCTAAAACAGTTGACCAATTGAATTTATCTGATCAAGATAACCAATTCAATCCAGTTAAATCTTTAGAACTACAAAATCAACCATTAATAAAACGAAAACGATGTCCAAATAAAACGCGGCGTAATAAAAACGGGGAATGTGTTCCCATAAATATGGCGAACCAAGATTCTCCTGTAAGCCCCTTACTTTTAAAAAAGTCAGAATTCGCAACTATTGCAAAAAAACCCAAAATTACAATCCAATCAGGACCGTCTTTACAAATAAATACAAATACACTACCACCCCATCCTGTTACCGGCGAATCCATTAATGAATCTGTTAAAAGTCCGAAAACATCCGATTTAGAAACAATTAATATTTTAAAAGAAAATACGGAAACTATAATAAACGAAAGTCCAATATTAGTCCAAGATAGTGATATAACAAAAGATATTCAATTAAAAGACAAAATTGGACAATTTGACCCAGAATCAAATGAATATATTCGCGAAAAAGAACGTATTGAATACCAATATAATAGCACAAATACAGACTATAACTTTTTATATCCAGAATTAAATGACCCAAATTTCAATACAAAAATTGCAAAACGCAAAGAATTTAATGATACACAATATGATGGCACAATTTTTAATATCAAAGAACAAGCTAATTTATTATGTGAAGCAGAATTTGAATTACTACCACATCAATTATTTGTTAAAAATTTTCTATCTTTTCAAACACCATATAATAGTTTATTATTATATCACGGACTTGGATCGGGTAAAACATGTAGTGCTATTGGTGTAGCAGAAGAAATGCGAAATTATATGAAACAAATGGGAATTAAACAACGTATTATAGTTATTGCAAGTCCAAATGTCCAAGATAATTTCCGTTTGCAATTATTCGATGAAAAAAAGTTGAAATTAGATGGCGATATGTGGTCAATACAATCATGTATAGGAAATTCTTTATTAAAAGAAATAAATCCAACAAATCTTGGAGGATTACCTCGCGATAAAGTGATTTCTAATATTAAAACTATTATCAATAATTATTATGTGTTTATGGGATATGTTGAATTTGCTAACTATATTACTAAAAAAACATCAGTTTCTATAGAAAGTGGCTATTCTGAACAAGAACGTCTAAATATGAAAATTAAAAATATAAAACGCGTATTTAATAGTAGGCTTATTATTATTGATGAAGTGCATAATATCCGTATTACCGATGATAATAAAAATAAAAGAATTGGAATACAATTATTTGAATTGGCAAAATATTCGGATAATTTGCGATTCTTGTTTTTGTCTGCAACGCCAATGTATAATACTTATAAAGAGATTGTATGGATAACTAATCTTATGAATTTAAATGATAAACGCGGTCAAATTGATATTAGTGAAATTTTTGATAAATATGGCAAATTTAAAGAACCGATTAAGTTCAAAGATGGCACAATATCAGAAAGTGGTAAATCTCTTTTACAAAGAAAATTAATAGGATATGTATCGTATATTCGAGGTGAAAATCCATATACTTTTCCGTATCGTATTTATCCCAACATATTTTCACCGGAAAATACATTTAAAATCTTGGATGAACAAGCAGAAACAGAACCATTAGTTGAAAAAACGAAACCTTTTCACATATATCCTACATTACAACTCAATAATAAACCAATTGAAGAACCATTAAAATATGTTAATGTATATGTTTCTCAAATTGGTGAATATCAAGAACATGGATATTCATATATCATAAATAATATGAAATCCAAATCAATTCAATCGCATTCGGGAGAATCTCAAATGCCCAATTTTGAGAATATGGATTCTTTTGGATATACTATGTTGATGGAACCATTAGAAGCACTTAATATAGTATATCCAAATGCATCTTTAGATCATTTTATCCAAGAACGCAATGAATCAATTGATTATAATAATGATACAATTAGTCAAATGATTGGAAAACAAGGACTTGCAAATATAATGACATCGGTAGATGATTCGACAAAGAAACCTCCTTTGCGATATAATTTCGAATATAAAAAATCCATTTTGGCGAAATACGGGAGAATATTCAGTCAAGAAAATGACAATATTAATAAATATAGTAGTAAAATTGCCAGTATATGCAATACTATACGCCATTCTAAAGGAATTATTTTAATTTATTCACAGTATATTGATGGAGGTCTTGTTCCAATTGCACTTGCCTTGGAAGAAATGGGTTTTTTGCGATATGGATATGCATCACATACAAAATCATTATTTAAAAAACCGCCGGTTGAGTTATTAGATGCGCAAACAATGATGCCTAAAAGTCAAGTCTTGGCAAAAGACTTTAAACAAGCGCGATATATGATGATTACAGGAGATAAAGCATTTTCGCCAAATAATGCTCAAGATATAAAATTTGCAACAGATCCAAATAATAAAGATGGATATCAAGTAAAAGTGATTTTAATTTCCAAGGCAGGTTCAGAAGGTCTGGATTTTAAGAATATTAGACAAGTGCATATAATGGAACCTTGGTATAATATGAATCGTATTGAACAAATTATTGGACGAGGTGTTCGCAATTTTAGTCATTGTTTATTACCATTTGAACAACGTAATGTAGAATTGTATTTACATTCTACTGTTTTATCAAAAAAAAATGTAATACCACAATTAGATAAAGAAATTACATCATCTTTAGAACAAAACGCAGTTTCATCTTTAGAACAAAACGCAGTTTCATCTTTAGAACAAAACGTAGTTTCATCTTTAGAACAAAACGTAGTTTCATCTTTAGAACAAAACAAATCAGATCAAGAAGAGTGTGCAGATTTATATGTTTATCGATTAGCCGAAAAAAAAGCAATTCAGATTGGTCAAGTTACGCGATTATTAAAAGAATCTGCGGTTGATTGTTTGTTAAATATAGGCCAATCTAAATTTACTATAAAAAATTTAAATGAATTAGCAGATAATCAAAATATTGTTATTGAATTGGCAAGTAAACCCGAAATGATTCAATATAAAATTGGCGATCGTAAATATACAGATGTATGTGATTATATGGATAATTGTGAATATACATGTTCACCAACAACAGTAATTCAAGATAGCGATATTGTAAAAGATACATATAATAATGATTTTGTAAGTATGAATAATAATCGTATTATAGAACGTATTCGTGCACTTTTCAAAGACCGACATTTTTATAAACGTGAGGAAATCATAAATGCAATTAATATAGTAAAACAATATCCAATTGAACAGATTTATAGTGCTCTTACATTTTTTGTAAAAAACAAAAATGAAACATTAATTGATAAATATGGTCGTCGAGGATATTTAATTGATAAAATGGATAAATCTGATAATGCATATTATGTATTTCAACCCATTGAAATAACCGATGAAAATGCATCTATATATGACCGAAGTGTTCCAGTTGAGTTTAAACACAATAATTTAGTAATGGAAACAATTAAAGAATTACCATTAGCTGTTACAGCAGGTCCAAACCGTGATATAAAAGCAGTTGATAATAGTAATCTTGGACAAATTGATAATTTTGAAACAATAACTGCCGAATATTTAAAACTATTAAATGGATTTGATGAACATATGCAATATATATATAAAGGACATAAATTGCCTGATGTAGAACGTGAATATGACTGGTATATGCATGGAAGCCGTATAAGAGAACATATAAAAATAGTGCATGGTATTTCCGAAGAATTAATACAAAAATATTTTATATATCATATGTTGGATACACTGTTATTTAATCAAAAAATGATATTTGTCCAAGTTATGTATTCGGATTCTTGGAAAGAACCATTATCCAAGACGGCTGAAATGCGAAATATGGAAGATATTATAAAGGTGTATTTTGATAGATGTATCATGCGAACTGTGCGTAAAACTGGGGTGCTTTTTAATAAAGATAATTCTTGGAAAATTTATGTTCAATCAAATGAAAATAAATCAATATGGACCGAGGGTCAACCTGAAGATACGAATATATTTTCTGCAGAAATAATGAAAAAAATTGTGCCAGTTAAACGATTGGCAAAAATTGTGGGATTTATGGGACTATTTAAGAATACTGAAATGGTATTTTATGTTAAAGATATAACTAATAAAAGAAATATTGGGGCAAGAATGGATTCTGCCGGAAAAGTAAAAATAATACAATTAATAAATGATGTTGAAAGTCGTCCAATATATAGTAGCGAAAATACAAAAACAATTTCACAAGTTGGATTATGTATAATCTTGGAAATGATTATGAGATATAAGACAGAACATCCGCCAGAACAAAGACTTGATAGTAATGTATATTATTTATTGCCGGAACAAGCAACATTGATAAAAGTAAGAGAAATTTAGACTGTTAACGATTTATGTCATACATAGAAAACCGGAAATCCCTTAAAATTCGAAATGGTGTAAAACAATAATATTTGAAAAATATAGTTGCATCTAACACTATGTAAAATTGAAATAATATTAATTAAATAATAATATAAATATATATACATATATTATTATTAACAATGCAAACAATTAGACAACAACATAAAACTCATGATAAAGATAATACTCGTAAAATTTACGGTGTTTATATTAAATCATTATTAACACTAAAAATTACGCTATTTATTAATGAAATTGGTAAAAATATAAAACAAAATTTGGAAAAAAAAATTATATCACAGATTGAAGGTAAATGTATAGTTGAGGGTTTTGTCCAACCAAATTCGGTAAAAATAATTAGCTATTCGAGTGGAAATGTAATATCGGATCTAATTGAATTTCATGTAGTATATGAATGTATGATTAGTCATCCAGTTGAAGGTATGCTGATAGAAGCTGAATGTAAAACTATAACTAAAGCAGGTATTCATGCACAAGTTGTAGATGAAGATGGAAATATTCCAATCACAGTTTTTGTAGCAAAAGATCATCATCATATAGATCAATTATTCAATTCAGTTACAGAAAATGCTAAAATAACAGTTAAAGTAATTGGAATTCGATATGAATTAAATGACCCATATATTTGCGTTATTTCAAAATTAGTTTCTGTAAATGAAACAAATTTAGGCAAAACAAAACCAAGAATTCATATTATGGATGAAATATAAATCTTGATGGTCATACATCTAAGTATGTCCGTAGGACATACAAGATTAATCCAACCATTGAAGAAGGTAAATATAATCCAAAATTACTGCAATTAAATAAATTATTAACTCAAAAAAAATATAAAAAACCGGTTAAAACAAAAAAAGTTAAAAAACCGGTTAAAACAAAAAAAGTTAAAAAACAATATAAATAGAATATTTGTTATTAATATAACCAATTAAATGAATAATGATAATAGTGAAACAATTCTTAATGAAATTAAATTGAGCATTGAATCTATGAGCAAAACTCATCATATTGAAATATTAAAAATTATGACAAAAAATCCGTTAATTAAGTTAAATGAAAATAAAAGTGGTGTTTATGTAAATCTTTCTTTTTTACCCCAAGATACAATCAATGAAATCCGTCAATGTATACAATATATACAAGAACAAGAGATGTCATTAAATGATTTAGAAATACAAAAACATGAATTTAAAAACAATTTTTTCTTAGAAAAAGATAATAAAGAGGAAACGCTTTTATATAATAGAACTTAATATGACGACATTTTTAAATGATATTTTATTTAATAATATAAAATTTGATACATTTGACACTATTATATTATTAAATCAATATATGTATAAAAAACCAATACAATCAATTAATATAAGTAATAATAATTTGAGTGACTACAATTCAACTAATCAAAAAACAATTATTACAGAATCAACTATTAAAGAATCAACTATTAAAGAATATGTTAAACAAGAACCAGTAATAAATCAACAAAAAAATACAAATATTATTTATCCTAAATGCACTGATACATTATTTTGGTGCTTATATATTGCAAAGTATGGATATAATGATTATTTAAATATTGGTCAAAAATATAAAAATAAAGAAATTGAAATCAAACAACAAATGATTGAAATAATAAAAAAAACACCAATTCAATTAAAAAATGGACCACATAAAATTACAAATGTTGCTATCCAAGAAATTATGGCTGAACTTATGATTGATAAAAAAACGACTTTTAAAACATTTTATGCAATGTGTCTTTTAAATCAACTTAATATGTGTATTATTGATTTATCAAGTAATACATATTTATCATTTATAACAGTTAAACAAAACCAAGAAATTACAAATCAACCAACATATTATATTATATACAAATCTGCAAGTGGATTTTTTAGTATTGATATTGAAGAAAAATCCAAAGACCAATATAATAAAATTATTTCTAATATGGTTGAATTAGAACATAGTGAACGTCCAATCCGATCCATATCATCTTATAAAGTTATTGATTTGGAAATAATGGCTGGTCAATTAAATATTTTATTAGATGATTCCAAGAAATACAAGAAACAAGAAATATATGATAAAATATTGCTAAAATGTGTATGGTGTAAATAATTATATTATTGAATAATTAAATCCACACTAAAGTGTCCCATTTTACTTATTCAAGTGTGTAAATATTACACCTTTTTACATTTCAAATGCCGATTTATTATTATAATAAAAAATTGATTTATTATTATAATAATAAATAATAATAAATAATAACAAATAATAAATTAAATGACAGACAAAATTAATTGTAAAGATGGAATCGCACATATAAGTTTATGTCACAATAATATGGACATTTTAGTTTGTGGCAGTTTAGTCAATGCATCATATTGGAAGTTACCTTCATTCAAAATATTAACTATTGATGAATTTACAATACAACCAAATAAAGCAGATTTAAAAGATAACAACATAATTAATTATATGTTAGAATGTGAATTAAAAGTAGATATTATTTCATCAAATTCAATATATTTAAGATTGTATAAAAAGGACTTTGAAGATGAAGATGAAGGAACAACAATTGGGTTTAGCATTAACACTAAAGAATTATTAAAAATAGCACAATACGTCTTATATAATTAATACAATTTTCATTAATAAATAATCGGCATTTGAAATGTAAAAAGGTGTAAATAGTCTAATAACTATAATAGTTGAATGTAAAATTGAATAGTATAGTAAAATAATATATGAGATTACTATATAACTTTATATATTATGGAAAATCAAGATAAATTTAACAAAGATGACCAATATAAACAAAATAAATCAAATCCTAAAATTGAATTTGAACAAATGGTCGAAAATTATTTAGCAAGTAATCCAATGATAATGACATCAGATCATAAAATGAGTGAAATGGAGGTAAGATTTGGCACAAATCCTAAAGTGGCTAAACCATTATCAAAAATAGATTATGATAATGTAGTTAAACAATTATATGCCGCCGGATTTACATGTTCAAATGTATCTGGTCTACATATATTACGTATAAATAATGAATATACCGATCCAAGAATTGGTGTTACTAAAATATCAAATATTCGCGGTGAAATTGTTGGTCTTGATATGATCCAAGAATATTGTAAAACAAATAATATTCAAAAATTGCTGGATATGCAGTCTACGATTTCTGCAAATTCCGATAAAATAAAATTTACTCAAAAAACACCACCGGGCGATAGATCTGCTGCAGTAAAACCGATTAAAACAGTTGATTTTGAGGACTTTAATTTTCGCGTTGCATATCAAATGGAACAAGATTTCTCAGTCAGATCCAATATTGCAAAAAACATTATATCTAAATGGAATGATTCCAAAAAAATATTTCGATATATAAATCGTGTCAGATTCTCACATCCACATTATCCAATTCATGCTGATATTAGTATTGTGCGTGGTTCCAAGAAAACAAACCGGGTTCCAATACCTCAATATACTATCCAAGATGCAGGTGTGTTTACAAACATAGAAACATATGAAATTGAACTTGAAATTGCAAATAATAAAGTTGGACCCGGAACAAATTATACAACTGCCAAAAAATTGTTAGATTCAATTCGTAGATGTATTCGTATAGTTTTAAGTGGATTGCAAGGAACGAATTATCCAATCGGATACGGAGAACGCGAACATGTTCTTAATTCATATATGAAAATGATTCATGGTGACCATTTTCAAAACCGTCGAGTATATGGACGCGATTTTATTGGACCGCAATCATTTACATTACAAATTGAAAATATTATGATTGAAAATGAGGGTGCAAATATACCAAATATTCGACGAAATTATACAGTTACAGAAAAAGCGGACGGTGAACGACGTATGTTATTTGTTTTAGGTTCAAATACAGAACATGAATTACATTCTAAACACAACTCTGAATCTGAGGGCAGAATCTATATGATTGATTCAAATATGAATGTATTATTTACAGGTGCTATATGTGTAGATAAAACATTATACAATAGTTTAATTGATGGCGAATTTATAAAGTATGATAAACGGGGAAATACTCTAAATTTGTTTGCAGCATTCGATATTTATTATTATAATAACAAGAGTTTGCGTGAATTTGGATTTGCACCAATTTATGAATTATATGAACCCAAGAATTTCAGATTACCATTATTAAATCGTTTTATACAAAAATTAAAACCTCGTTCTATTATGGCACCAAAAAATACAGATGAATCTAAAATAGTAAAAGAATCTGGTATGCCTTCAGAAAATGATAAATTATGCGATTTCTCTATAAAATGTAAGCAATTCTATTCAACTAATAATGGTGCTACAATATTCGACGGATGTTCTCGAATATTATCTGATGTTAATGATGGACTATTTGAATATATTACAGACGGTCTTATATTTACTCCAATGGATACAGGAGTATGTTCTGACCGTATTGGATATTCCGGACCATTATATAAATCAACATGGGATTATTCATTTAAATGGAAACCTCCTCAATATAATACTATTGATTTTTTGGTTAGTGTAAAAAAAGATAAAACCGGCAAAGATGAAGTGCATAATATATTTATAGATGGAATCAATTATAACGGAACAACCGATGTAAAACAATATAAAACGCTTATATTGCGATGTGGATTTGATGAAAGAAAACATGGATATGTAAATCCATGGCTCGATGTAATTAATGATAAAATTCCATCAGTAAATGAAATTGACAATGAGGAATCTTATAAACCAGTTCCATTTCAACCCACAAATCCATATGATTCAACGGCATGTTATTGTAATGTCTTATTGCAAAACGATGGATCCGCATTAGTAATGAAAACAGAAGAACACGAGTATTTTGAAGAAGATATGATTATTGAATTCAAATATGATGAAACTAAACAGGGTGCATGGAAATGGATACCATTGAGAGTCCGATATGATAAAACGAGTGAATTAAAAGCCGGACAAAAAAACTATGGAAATGCATATCATGTTGCTAATAATAATTGGACATCTATACATAATCCTATTACAAATTTTATGATATCTACTGGTCAACAAATTCCTGAATTTAGTGCATCTACTGAAGATGTATATTATAATAGATCATCTAATAAATCAAATACAAGAGGTTTGCGAGATTTTCATAATTTATTTGTGAAACGCAAATTAATATTGGGAGTATCGCAAAGACAGGATACATTAATTGATTTTGCGGTTGGTAAAGCAGGAGATTTATCAAAATGGGATAAAGCCAAGCTCGGATTTGTATTTGGTATTGATATTTCTAAAGATAATATTCAAAATAATTTGGATGGAGCATGTGCCAGATACTTGACAATGCGTAAAAAATATAAACATATGTTTGGTGCATTATTTGCAAATGGAAATAGTGGTGCAAATATTCGCACAGGACATGCATTTTCATCTGAAAAAGACCGTGAAATTGGACGTGCTATTTTTGGTGAAGGACCTAAAGACCAAACAAAAATGGGAAAAGCATTATATAATAATTATGGTATTGGTAGTGAGGGGTTCCAAATTAGTTCTGTGCAATTTGCTCTCCATTATTTCTTTGAAAATAAAACGGGTTTACATCAATTTATGCGTAATGTAGCAGAATGCACTAAAACTGGTGGATATTTTATTGGAACATGTTATGATGGATTAACCGTATTTAATTTATTAAGTCAAAAAAATGAGGGTGATAGTATAACTATTTTTGAAGACGATATAAAAATTTATGAAATAACAAAACGATATTTCCAGACTGGATTTCCAGATGATGAAAATAGTTTAGGATATGCAGTTGACATTTTCCAAGAATCAATTAATCGGGTTTTCCGAGAATATTTAGTTAATTATAATTTATTAGTGCGAATGTTGGAGAATTATGGATTTGTTCCAGTTGAATCTGAAACCGCACAAAAAATGGGATTTCCGAATAATACTGGATTGTTTAATGAATTATATAATTCAATGGATAATGAAATTCGACGCAATCCCAGAGCTGAAGATGACTATGGATTAGCCCTAAATATGTCATATTCTGAAAAACGGATTTCATTTATGAATCGGTATTTTATTTTCCAAAAAGTGCGTAATGTAAATACTGAAAAAATGGCTAAATATTTGGAAATAGGTGCATTTGAAAAATCACAACAAGAAGAACAAGAAAACCAAGAAGAAAACCAAGAAGAAGAAATTTCAACTGTATTTCGTTTTCACAAATTAAAAGTTCCCAAGATTACTATAAATGAATATAAGCCAATAGAAGACCTCGATCAAGAACAAGAACAAGATCAAGAAAAAGCTCAAGCTCAAGATCCAGTTCAAGATCCAGTTCAAGTTCAAAATCAAAATCAAGATCCAGTTCAAGATCCAGCTTTAGTTCAAAATCAAGAAAAAACTCAAGAAAAAACTCAAGAAAAAGCTCAAGAAAAAGCTCAAGAAAAAGCTCAAGAAAAAGCTCAAGAAAAAGCTCAAGAAAAAGGTGCTATTGTAAAAATTATACGTAAAACTAAAAAAATATTACCAAAATAAACTATAAATAAGTTTACTACACATATTATTATTTTATAAAAAACAAATACAAATAATATAAAACATTCGTTATATTATTTATTAACTCTAAATTATGATTTATTTTTTATTACCAAGATTATCCTTTAATATTTGTCAATATATTGACTATACTAATACAAATAATTTAAATCCATATATATCAATTTCTCAATCTATTTATTTAAATAATATAAAAAATAATATTAATAAAAATCAAACTGAATGGGATATTCATAAAAAATATACAAATCCATATGAATATATTAATACAATAATACATCAAAAAAAAAAGAGTATTGCAAAATATAAACCATTGTCACGTGCTTTTTTCAAAATGATTGAAATTGCAACAACTTTTGACTTATGTGAAAATCCAAATAATATAAAAACATTTCATTTAGCAGAAGGACCTGGTGGATTTATAGAGGCAATTGCCTATATGAGAAAACAAAAAAAAGATTCATATATAGGTATGACAATATTATCAGATGAACATGATTTAAATATTCCAGCTTGGAAAAAAAGTAGTCATTTTTTAAAAGAAAATTCCAATGTTCAAATTGAAACGGGTTCAGACAAAACCGGTAATATTTTATCTATTGAAAATTTCCGTTTTTGCCAAGAAAAGTATAAATCGTCAATGGATATTATAACTGGCGATGGTGGATTTGATTTTTCAGACGATTTTAATAATCAAGAAAAAAATATATCAAATTTATTATTTGCACAAATTGCATTTGCACTTACTATGCAAAAATTTGAAGGATCATTTGTTTTAAAAATATTTGATATTTTTATGCAACATACCGTAGATTTACTTGCAATTTTATCATCATTTTACAAACAAGTATATATAACAAAACCTCAAACCAGTCGATATGCAAATTCGGAAAAATACATAGTATGTAAAGGATTTATATTTGAATCAAATGATTCATTTTTGCCGTTTTTAAATAATGCATTTGAAAAAATGATAAATCAAACAATAATATCAAATAATCGATATTTAACCATAAATATACCATCTTTGTTTTTAACTAAGATTGAAGAATATAATTCGATTTTTGGTCAACAGCAAATTGAAAACATTCATTATACATTAGCATTAATTGAAAACCGATTTAAATCGGATAAAATCGAAACATTACTAAAAACAAATATTCAAAAATGCACTCAATGGTGTATTAAATATAATATGCAATATAATAATTTTCCGGTTAATTTAAACATATTTTTGTCAACTGAAAATAATACAGAATGTAAAAAATCGTGTTTTATACGATAATTTACACTGGTAATTATATTAGTTACTCGATGATACATGATTTTGTATTTTATTAACATAGCATTTTTTTATTTTATCCGAATATTTTGTAAAAACGGGGGTGCATTTATTTGGAAATCCAAGTTTATCTTTTAATGTATATACCGCATCTCGACTACTATATGCTAATGCATTCCCTACCGATTCACCTAATGTATTTCTAAATTTTAATGCATTTGAAGTAATTGTATTATATTTCAAACGAGTAATTTTAGAACTTGCAGTAACTGCTCCTTGTTGAGCATATTGATAATTATTTGGTTTATAATACAGAGGAACATATATAGAACCAGATAATTGCGGGATCATTGTTCCAACTGTTGATGATGTTATTTCTGATCCAAACCCTGACATAACAATTGTATTTGTTGGATAACTACCTGAAGATATTCCAAATAAATTAATAATTGACGAATTGTCAATAATAAAATAAGGACCTAATGTTGTTGTTGATGTTATTGGATTACCATTACCATCTTGATAATTTGCAAAAATAGTTGCATTTGTAAAAAATGTTTGTAATACTACTTTTTGTTTAACATTATCGTAACCAATATTTAACAAATAAACAAATGTTCCAGTGGTATTATTGATATAATAATGTTTATTTAATAACATTGTTTGAATTAATATTTGATTAATATCTTGGATTGAATTATAAGTTCCTGCTGGGATTTCGACGGTAGTTGGGCCATCTTCATTTACCCACTGATATTGGAATGTAATAACATTATTTATTGTGTATCCAGAACAATGATTAAGTCCTTGTGGAGAGTATATATTTTCATATGTAGTTGGTCCACCCGACGTAGCAGATAAGTCACCTTTTTTTAAATAATTAAATTGATTTTGTGCAAATAATTTATTACGACTTTCTAAATATTGTTTCGAGGAAGTATAATATGTATCATTATTACGATTAATATTGTATTTTTTTTTTAAATTACCACTACTGCGACATCGGTTTAAAGCATTTTGTGCTGGACTTAAACATACACTATTTGAAGATAATGTGCTACATGTTCCTGGTCTTTCAGTAGAATTTGTGGTTAAATTAAAATCAATTGTTTCAAGCATACCAGATTGTTTTAATGCAGTTGATAATATATAACCATTTGGTCTATTAATTTCATCAATACTTATACTATTACTGCTACATGATGTTATTGTTGCAGAAACAATTTCTTTGCGGTATATTTTTAGAGGTTGTGCTAATTTTAAATTATATTTTGATATAATGGTATCATTTTTGTTTTTTTGAATATTAGTTGTAAGTTGATTAAATGTTTTTCCTTTCCATGGAATATATGCAATTTTATTCATATTTAATCTAGCAGACATTATAATATATTATAAAAACAGATAAAATTACAGGGGAACTTACAAGAAGAAACTATAAATTACTTTTTACAAACTCCCTTAATAAGTTTTTACACTTTTGGTCATTTACAACGGCACAATGTGGTTTTTAGCCACATAACCTTTAACGTCCAATAGAATGTTCTGATGCAATCCATTTAATAATTAAATCCGCTCTTTAGTACGGATTTTTATTTAATGGTATAAAGGGTTGGATATAAGTAATTCTTTGAAATGATGACATTTACATCAATTTATGATGTAAAAGCAATTGATTTTTTGTTTGATCTTTTATTTGATCTTTTGTTTAATTTTTCGTTTAATTTCTTATGTTTTTTTCTGTTTCTTTTGTCAATGTTTTTTTTGGTTTTACGGCGTTTCCCTTTTCCGTGGTCTGCGCGCATTCGACTACGTAAATCGCGACGAATAGCGTCAGAACGGCGTTCAGTATCATATCCCAAATATGTTCCATCTGGCATTTTATAATTACTACATGTAAAATCATAAATACCAATGTTATCGTATCCCAAATCAATTAGTACTTCTATAATAGAACTTAAACTCCAATCAACATCTTCCCCATCTTCTTCTCTAAATAATGTAAATTTGGCCATTTCTTTTACATCGAGTATTTTTGATAGATCTACATCTGTTTGGTGCGGTGATTTTACAATTCCATCAGAATACGCACAAAATATACCTAATTTATATTGAGGATTATCATCTTCATTTCGTCTTAATATATATTGTTTATCTACAAATTTAACATTATCGGATAATTGTGCGATACTACCATCTCTACCAATACTATGATGCATATCGCGGATGTGTGATCCTCTGGGGTCATATCCTGATGTTACTCTATATTTGTCCGTCGCAAGATATCCTTCCAAAGTTGGAATACCCTGTGATTTTTTATATTCATATAATTCTTCTTTCATGGTCTGCATTTTGGCTAACAATGGTTCTGCATCTACATAATTCCTAAACTCTCTTGAAATATAGTTGAATTGATTATAAAAATCCAGACTGATGGCACCAACAGAACAAACACCTGCTGCAGTATATGAATATTTAACAATGTTTAATTGTTTATCTGGATTATCTGGATTTTCTGGATTTTTTAATTTGTGTAATTTCCGCAAATCAGACATTTTATAAGTTAACGATTCAGGTACTGGTTCAGATGAAGGCAATTTGAAAATATTAGGTTCAGGTTCAGGTTCAGGTTTTTCGATTGGTATGTAACCGTGACCTATTATTACAATAACTATTGTTTTACTCATTTATATTATAACAATATATTTATTATAACATATATTTATTATAACATATATTTATTATAACATATGTTTTGCTAAATATTACTATACTAAATTTTTATTATATCTAATAACAACTAGAAAAGTTTTTGCAAAATATATGTCAAAAATAAAAGCTAAAAAAATACAATTATTACATGCATTGCAATATAACAAATCGTTTACTATAAATATATTATAATGAAAATATGTTCTGATTAGCTTGTCTTATTTTACACTGTTGCAGAATTCAAATGGGACATCAATATATATTAGAATATAGTAAAATATCACATACTATTATTTTCATATATATAAACTGACAATAGTAAAACTGTATAATGGATGTGTTCCTGTAATTTCATGTAAACTATATAAAAAGAATTAGCCTTTATATTACAGAAACTTTAAAACTATACTATGAATTTAATATTTGAATTATCTCAATTAAATTTAAATAATATAATTTTTTCAGATTCAAAAAAAAATGCAATTATAGATGGTAGTTTTACTAAAATTATTTATTCAGATGAATATGTTTCAACTAATGGTTTATATATAAATTTTCCAATACAATTAGTTGAAACTAATATAAGTAAAAATATATTTAAATTTAATATACACCAATATAAAAATAATGAAATAATTCATTTATTTGCACTTATTGAAAGCAAATTATTAGAATTATATAAACATTTTTATAATTGCAATAAACAACCAATATTTATTTTGTATGATCATTTAAATAACGGAAATATAAAAATAAATACAAATGAATTGGGTATTTCAGATAATACTGAAAATTTAAATATATTTTATCAAGTTTTACATAAATCAATATATATAAAAATATCAGGAATTTGGGAAACTGATAATTCATTTGGTATTACATATAAATTTATTGAAACCAAATAATAAATTACCTCTAAATATCATATATAACAATTAGATGGAAAACTGTTTATCTAGCAAAATATCACTTAACAAAATTATATTTTTTTATTACACTGGTTTTGCATGTATTCTTATATACATGCAAAATAATATATTATCAATAATCAAAAAGTTATAATATTTGCAATTTATTGCGAACTTTAGTTTTTTATATTTTGAGAGTAAAATTCCGAGTAAATATTGTTTTTTGATAATTTTATAAAATTATTATATAATCATACATTTAAGTTAGATTATTATATAATCATACTTTTTAAGTTAGATTATTATATAATCATACATTTAAGTTAGATTATTATATAATCATACCCATAGATGCACGTTTTTTTCCAGAATACCCAACACTAAATGGTTTTGGACCATTTTTTAAATCATGTATTAATTTTTTACTTACATCCTCAATATATCCAGTTGTAAATTGTTTAACCAAGATATGTTTAAATATATCAGATGGACCAGATGGATAATTATCGGAATCTTGATTAACATATACTAAGTTTTGTATTGATGTAATACCTTCTGGTATTTGTTGAATATATCTATTAAATTCACCTTTATTAACATTTTTAAATAAAGATCCTTTAAATTGTATAATTTCTGGACTATCCAAAGGATAAAAATTAGTTCTATCAATATTTATATTTGCTTGTATTGCACGTTTATTCAATAAATTATCTTCAAAGCCCCATGCCCAATAATTTGGAAAACCATTTATTTTTTCAAAATCTTGGCCTTTTATAGATACTATACCACCTAATGCATATGTAAAACCATAGAAATGTTTGATATTTCCAAGAACTGTTTGATAATCAAGTAACCCTTTTGTTTTTGGCATTGTGTCTATATCATTAAATACAATTGTAATATTTTTGTAGTCATTTGGATATAATTGTTTAATATATAAAAATCCTATATTTTTCATTGCTCCGCGATTAAATGTGCGTGTATCAAATTGTTCAATAAAAAATATTTTTGATTTTTGTTTTTGATCATCGGTAAGTATTTCATTCATTTGTTTTATAAAGAATTCTTTTTCTGAAACACGATCTCTATATGGAATTATAAAAATAATTTCTGGAATAATTGATTTTATTTTAATAGATTCTATTTCTTTAGTTTGTTCTGGTTCTTGTACTTGTTCTTGTGCTTGAACTGGTTCTTGTACTTGTTCTGGTTCTTGTACTTGTTCTGATTCTTTTAAAGGTTCTTGTACTTGTTCTGATTCTTTTAAAGGTTCTTGTACTTGTTCTGATTCTTTTAAAGGTTCTTGTACTTGTTCTGATTCTTTTAAAGGT